TTAACTTTTTTCTCTCTACTCGCTAAGTGAAAGTCATTACAATACGTACAACGATAAACATTGTAATACTCTCCATACTTTGAGCCGTTCGCCTTGTTGAATATAACCGCATCCTGACAAGTTTTAAATTGAACCTTTCCGCTTGGGCATATCATATCATTTCAATTTTGCTAATTTACAAAAAAGTTTCATGTTAAGATTATTTTCACAGCAAAAGTAAGCTGCCGTTTCGTGAGTAGTAACCTTATTTTTTAGAAAATCTACAACATACGGATAGTAATGTAATTCAATATCCTTATCTTCAATAACCTGAATCAATATAGGATTATTAAACCCTTTTATTATTATATGATTACTTGGCATTAATCCTCCTTTAACCATCCTTAATACTGTTCTTGTTGACTTAGTAGGATGGAATTCTAATTGATAATCAATTATTGATAGTATCATATAATTACATTTATTGTCATATTGATGACAAATATAATACATTATTTTTAATTGTAATATATATTTGCAAAAAATAATTAAATTAATGGCAGGGTTAGATTTTCTAAGACGAAAAAAAGCAGAGCAACCGCAACAAAATGCGCGATTTACGCAATTGCAGGATGGTTCGTTTTTTACATATATTAACGTCTCTGAACAATCAACGCAATTAATACTTTCAAATGATAACGGATACACTATTGCGAGCCAATTAGCGGAAGTTTTTTTTGTAATTGACTGTATTGCTGAAAAGGTAGCTAAATTATTTGATACAGTACATCTTCAAAACAGTGCAGGCAAAGAGGTGAAAATGAATAGCAATATGCAGCGGTTATTCTCAAAACCAAACATATACGATGGTTCTTTAACTGATTTGATTTATAACTTTGTGTTTTCTGAATTGTCAGATGGTAATGGATATTTATATTTCAAGTGTCCACAAGACACAGAAAAAATTACTAAAGACAATGTTCAATCAATACTATTATTGCAGCCTGACAAAATACAAATTCAATTAAAGACTACTGAATTTGATAAATTAAAAGCTGCTACAATAGAAGATTATATTGATTATTATGATTATTCTTTGACAAATGACAAGATAAAACCTAAATTCATAATTCATTCAAAGAGTTATATGAAAGATAGGAGCGCATCTGATTACAGGGGTTTAAGCCCTTTGTATGCTGCAAAGAATAATGTTGATAATCTTTTAGCTGTATATCAGGCTAGATATAATGTTTATGTAAATAATGGAACTGCTTACATTTTATTCCCACAGCAAAGGAATCAGAATGATTTAGCTGCGGCACTTAATCCAGCAAAACGAGATGATATTATTAAAGATATGAATAATCGTTTTGGATTAACAGGGGACAGACAAATAAAAGCCGTATCAGATACACCATTAGCAGGACTTAACACATTAGTAAGCATAAAGGATTTAATGCCACTCGAAGAGACTGTTGCTAATTTCTTAGCTATTGCAGGGGTATTCGGTGTTGATAAGGATTTGCTACCTTTAAAAGATGGTACTACTTTCACAAATAAGGAAGTTGCCGAAGCAAAAATATGGTCAGATATTGCCGTTACTTATGCAAATGATATTTGTAATGATTTGACAAATATGTTCGGTTTAACAAATGAAAAAATTGCAGTAAAAACAGACAATATAGGTTTTCTACAATCGAACAGAAAGTTAGAACTAGAATCAGATAAGATACTAATTGAAAATTTAACTGCTTTAAGAGATGCCGGAATTGATACAACAATGCAATTAAACAAATTATATGAAAAATACGGAAACTAAAAACTTAGGATTTGAAACCTTTCGCAGTGATGCAGCTTTTACTGTTAATCGTGAAGATAGAAGTTTTACTGCTGTTATTGCAACTGAAAATCCTATAAAATTACAAGGCTATAAATATGCCGATATGTATGAAGAGTTTACCGAAGTATTGCGATGCTCACCTGATGCAGTAATGACTGACAGATTAGATAGTGGGTTGCCATTATTTGAAAGCCATTGGGAACGTGAAGCCGAAGATTTAAGGGGAATTTCAACAAGTTACGAAATAGGTAACGGTCAAATTGTTGCTACATTCAAACTCGGTGCAAGAGCTGACGAAGCTTTATTATTGGATATTGAAAATAATGTTTTAAAGTCTGTATCAATAGGATGTGCAATTCATAATGTAATGCGATTAGATGTTGATGGTAATGTTTCATATACTGCCCTAAAATGGGAGCCGAAACACGTAGCATTCGCACCCGAGCCAGCCGATGTTGCTTGCACATTAAGAAGCGATGCAAAAGTAGAGGGCGATGTAATCAAGCCAATTATTGAAAAAGATTTACTTAAAAATATATTTACAAAAAATAATTAAAATTAACAAAATGAAAAAGGAAGTATTTATAGAAAGTATGCGAGCTGACTTTAAAGCAAAAGGTTACACAGCTGAACAATTACAAGGAGCTGAGCAACTTGCTGGTGGCTTATACGATGCAATGCAGAAAGAAAACGAAACTTTGCGTGCTGATTTAGAAAATCAAGCAACAACAATCATTGGTGAAAAACTTGGCGATTTAGGTAATGGTAAAACCGTAGCAGAAACAATCGTATCATTACAAAATACAGTTGATGGTATGCGTTCAAGTAATAACAAACCAGTAGGTTTTTGGGATTCATTCCGCACTGAGTTTGAGGCTAATAAAGACGCTATCTTGGCAACTCAAAACAGTGGTTCTGTTAAAATTACAGTACGCTCTGCTGCCCCCATAACAATGGCTAACATTGTAGCTCCTAAGTCATTGGGCTATCGTGATACTGTTGTTGATGCATCCCCTGTTTTACCTGAATTTTTGCCATCTTCATTAATTAATGAAATGAATGGTGGAGTAGGCTCAAACCCTTATGTATGGATGGAACGTAATAAAAAAGAGGGTTCACCTGCTTATGTTGCTGAGGGTGATGCTAAACCTTTCATTGACTACAATTGGGCTGAAAAAGAAGTTACCGCTAAATGTATTGCTGCAATAGTTCCTATCTCTAAGATAGCAACTTGGAACTATCCTACATTGGAGCAGGAAGTTCGCAAAGAATTGATGGACGAGTTGATTAACAAATACAACGATGCTATCATCAACGGTGCAGGCACAACAGAAATAAACGGTTTGAAATCTATCTATGCTACTGAATTTGTAACAGCAGGTATTCAATTGCCAAAAGCAACTTTGTGGGATGTTTTGTTAAAAGCATGGAAACAATCTCGAAAAGCCGTAAGAGGTCAACGTCCTACTGCTATACTTATGTCAATTGATAAAGTAAACGATTTGGATTTGCAGAAAGACGAAAACGGAAACTACCTTTTGCCTACATGGATTACCAATGCTAACAAGACGTTGAAAAACATACCAATTATCGAAACAGAATATTTGACAGAAAAAGAAGTATTGATTGGGGACTTCACGAAAGCAACTTTCAACTTTGTTAAAAATATCGAGTTTGAAATAGGATGGATTAACGATGACTTTCAGAAAAACCGCTATGCTATCCGTGGAGAGTTTTATGGAATGCAATTTGTGAAAGCACACAAAAATAATTTCGTTAAAATAAGTGATATTGAAGCTGCTAAAACTGCAATCACAGCCGTATAAAAATAATGTGAGCGTTGGAATATACGCTCACTAATTTATAAACATAAAAAAATTAAAACAAAAATAGGAAGTACAGTCAATTGGAAAGGGACTACGGCTGACACTACAATTATAGTTAGTAATGCAACGGCAAACCGATTTAGTTTATATAAATATACATTGACTGGAACAGGAACTGGTACTACTACAGTTGCTAATCAAGTACTAAAACTTTATTTAGAATGAAAACAGTTTATTTCTTAAAAGACCACTGCAAACACAAAAAAGGCGAAACAGTTACTTTCTTAGTTGATAATCATGCGGAAAGCTTAATCGCAAACGGCGTGGCAACTGATATGATTGATACAGCGGAAAAGCCTAAAAAAACCGTTAAAAACTAAATTAAGGGCGGTCTATTGGCTGCCCTTTTTTAATAAAAATAAAATGGAAAACTTAATCACACCTGCATATTTTCACGGATTAATCGAGTTACCCGATTCGCAAGTTAGTGCAGAACTTAATACGCCATCAGGCGAGGCAGTTGCTTATCAAAATGATAAGCTAATGGTTAACATTGCAAAATATCAAAAAAAAATACTTGTTAAATTGTTTGGTTCGGAAGTAGTGCCTGACGAAGTAGCATCTTTATTGGTTGTTGAAACAACGCTTACAAGTCCAATAGCTAATTATGTATTCTGCAATGTAATAAAAGACTATCAAAGTACTTCTACAATGCAAGGAGAGCAAATACAGTCTGCTGAAAATACTATTCATATATCATATAAAAACAAGCAAGATGAAGCGTGGAATGATATGGTCGAAATGCTTGGTGAAATTCGCGAAGTACTTTATAATGCCGGCAAAGATTTTGACTATCCGACTGACTATTATAGCGAAATATATAAGTTAAGCTACTTCTTATGATAATCACACACAAAACAAAGCTTAAAGAAATAGTCAATATATTACCAATTGCACAACTGGCTGGAACTGATTTACTCCTTGAATGTTCAAAATTTGCAATGCCTAAAGAAATTCAAGGCATAAAGCCAATGAAACATAGTGCAATAACCATATTACAGCAGTCTTGGATATGGGATATTAAAGACACAAAAGATTTGTTACTGGCTTATGTAGAGATATTTTTCGGTGTAAAAGAAAAACAAGAAGAGTGGCTAAAGAAAAGCCCATTAATAGATTTTTATCGGTTCGCTTGGGAAGTTAAAGAACAATCTTTGCGCTATGCTGATGCATTTGCCGAAATAAAAGTCGAGCTTACCGAAGACGAGAAAAAAGCAGGGTTTGGAGACAAAGACGAAAACGGACTTACTAACATGGTTTTGTCAATGTCAAACAAAAAAGGAATAAGCATGAAAGATGCTTGGGACTATCCACTTGTAGAGTATATTTATACTTTTCAACACGATGCAAAAGAGAGTAATAGACAAAGGAAATACAACAAAATAATAAGTGAAAAAAAGTAATATTATGGAAACAAAATTAATCAAAAATGATTTAGATGATAGTTTAAAATCGTTGCGTAAATTAAAATTAGCAACTGTTAGTTATGAAGATTTACAGACAATGCACATTTTATTATTTGAAGAATTAATAAAACGCGATGCAAATGTTACTTTTGTTAGTTCCACAACAGGTAACTATCCGAAAAATCATAATAAAACATTTGATGAAAGGCTTAAGGAAATGGAAGAAAAACAGATTAAAAAACACAATGAAAAATGAGAGCAGTAATAGATATTGAAACAGGCGG